TACCTCGTAGCACCTATATTGGAGAAAAACATTGTCCAAGTTCCAAATCAATCGGCTTCTGAGCCAAGAGGAAATTGAAATACGAGTTTGGGCTTGCGTAGTCCTAATCGTAACAATCATCCTTGCTGGTATCGTGATCTTTATGCTGTATAGCCTGGCTTTCGTAGTTCAGCCTATCAAGAGTATGGCTCCGATTGACCAAGCGTTTGCCAAGATGCTAAACGACATTGTGTTATTGATTGTTGGTGGCATTGGTGGCGTAATGAGCCGTAAGGGTGTGCAGACTGTCTCTGAGAAACTATCCTCTACTGCACCACCTCCACCCCCTCCTAGCACCCCTACCCCACCCCCTACGCCCCCTAGCACCTCTACTTGGATATCTCCATCTGGCGCATTGCCTGCATGGATAAATCCTGTCTTAGACGAGGAGTGGAGAGCGCCACCACCGCCTACTACTCCACCTGACTATGTTGACCCTGAGAAAGAGAATATAGCCAATGAACGGGCTTTAGCAAAGGCTGAAACATGATCCCTAATCCTTGGATGATATTGGGTGCTATTTTGGTGGCTGTGAGTGTCTATTTCTATGGACACCATAAAGGGTGGGATGAGCGTGATGCTGAGATGCAAGCAGAGATTGCTGTCAAGAACGAAGAATCCCGTGTAAAAGAGCAAGAACTTGCCAAACAATTAAATGACCAATCATCGAAACTTTTGGAGGCTAACAATGCCATTACTGAAAAACAGTCTAGTCTTGATCGTGCTATTCGTGCTGGTAGGGTGCGCCTCCCGTCCACAAGTTGCGTACAAACCAATGGAAATCCCCCCGTTGCCAGCGGAAATAGCAACCAAGCGGCAAGCGAATCTGACACAGAGACTCTCCGACTTATTGCTCAAATCGCCGCAGACGGAGACAAAGCCATTAACCAACTCAACGCCTGTATCGATGCCTACCAAGCAGTAATGGAGAAATCAAATGGTAAACGCTGAACAACTGCAAAAACTCCACATTGGTGCTGATTGGATGGATGCCCTGAATGAGACTTTCCAAAGATTTAACATTACTACGAATAATCAAAAAGCCATGTTTATAGGACAACTGTCGCATGAATGTGGCAACTTCCGCATCCTTGAGGAGAACCTAAACTACAAGGCGGCAACGCTAATGCGGTTGTGGCCTAGAAGGTTTCCTACCTTGGAGAAGGCTAATGAATATTCTGGAAACGCTAAAAAAATTGCAAATTCTGTCTATAGCCTACGCATGGGCAATCGTGACGAAACTTCTGGTGATGGCTATCGGTTTAGGGGTCGTGGTTGTATTCAACTTACTGGTCACTCGAATTATTTTCATGCTGGCAAAGCATTGGGGGTGGATTTTGTTATGGAGCCTGACCTTGTTGCTACTCCTAAGTTCGCCGCCCTTACTGGAGGATGGTTTTGGTCTACCCACAACTGTAATGCTCCAGCGGATGCCCTTGACTACACTAAAGTAACCAAGATCATCAATGGTGGCACGATAGGGTTAGATGACCGCATAAAGCACGTTCAACAGGCTCTAGCGGTCTTAGGTTAGTCTTTGTCTGAACTGAGGAAGAAGACTGCCACTAATACGCCAACGGCAATGGAAGCACCAAGTCCAAGCAGAACAATGATGGTTAGTAGGCTTTCCATCACTTAATCCTAGTTTTAATTACATCCTCTAAGCATTTAAAGAGGGTGAATACGGCACTCAGGAAAGCAGGTGCAATCATCCCTGCTATAAAAATTAAGACTTCACTCATGGTAGTTTCCTTCAAAAGGTATTAACTCGATTTGTCTAACTGAATAATACTCCCCATTGCCTACATCAAACAAGTTCTCCTCTAACAGGAAATCCTTGCTATTTATCCATCCAACAAGGCGAACACAAGTGTTATGTATTTCTGTCAAGACAAAAGTATCAACTGGTTTAGTGTTAGACCAGACAACAGCATTAAGATTACCCCCAATTTTGCTTGTGCATTTAACATCTATCGTCTTACCCTTACGGGTTACTAGATCAGCACCAAACTTCCTGAAGTCACAATTTAGATCAAATGGCAACTTGAGGAACTTGGCAACTGCATATTCGGTTATTACCCCGTTTATGGATATTTGCACACCATCTAAGGACTTATCCTGTTTGCGGTCTTGTGCGTGTTGGCTAGTAATGTGGTTGCGTAACTTACCTATGTATGTACAGACCATAATTTCTGTACTGGTAAGCACCACATCCACATACTCCTGATTAAAACGGGATGTCATCATCCTTGAGATTAGATGCAACTGGTTTGCTTGCTGGTGGCTGTGCATCCCGTGGAGATACTGCCAAGCCCATGAACTTGCCCGTCTTGCCTTCTTTTATCCAAGCAGATAGCCAATATTCCTGACCATCTACCATGATATTTCCTTTGTAATCAGGGTGCTTTTCTGTGTCTTTTTTATCGTTCTTGAACAGAACCCCAGAGTTATTCATCTTTTCCATATTAACCTCTCAATTGATTTAACTTATTAACTTTGTCATCCACTTCCTTGAGGAACTGAATAACCTCTCCTTCTAGTTCAGCAATGTACAAATTACTTCTAGGTACACGCTTTATGAACAACTGAAGTCCCTCTGGCATCCGTGGGTCGAAACTCACGAAATCACACCAATCACGCTCTGCACAAGCCATCTGCCATTGCATCTGATCGTAATATTTCTTTGCTACCTCGTCACCCAACAAAGTATCAATATGGGTGGCTGTATGGGGACACTTGATCTCCAAGCATCCATCATCACCTACAAGCCCGTCAGGACTAGCGGCAGACTTGAGTATGGTTGGATGGTCAATAGCACCTACCTCGTCCACCAAAATGCCTGTCTTGCCCTCGTATGCGGCTCTAGCAAAGGGTTCTTGTTCAGTACCCCACTCCATAGCCGCATTGGTGTAGGACTCAGCGACTTGGTTAGTCATGCGCTCGACAACCAACTGTGCCATGTAGTTAGCCCTACTGGTGCTGTAACCTGACTTTGTTTTAGCAACGATGTCAGATATGCGTGATGCAGTAGCCTTGCCACAACGCTGTGCAAACCACTCAGGCGAACCTTGGATTATTTCTTCACTCATGTTTTTCCTTTAGTTTGACTGCCATTGGAATGCAATGAGCAAAATATTTAACCAAATCAGACGCAATTTGAGGCAAGTCATTGACATACCAATACACGCCTTGATTTACTTTTACGGGTTTTGCTTTAGAAACCTTTTCAAGAAAAGAAGCAGACAAAGTTAATCCGTAATAGCCACTTAAATCTGTTGTAGAAAAAACCTTTTTTCCATCAATAACTTTTGTATCACTCATGCTTGCCTCGCCTTCAGCATTGCATCTGCTATTTCGTAGGCTTGATCAGCAAATTCTTTTGGGGTTGCCTTCAGAGATGTTTCTGCCAACATTCCTTGCAATGCTTTAGCCGCAAAGTAGTCACGCATAGACAATCCATCATGTGTTTCTTGATAAGGAAAATCCTTTATAGGAAATGCTGGAATATTACTCATTTCAGCACCTTCTTCTTAGCATCTTTGGCGGCAATCATTTTGGTCTGCCATGCCTTGTTTCCATCGGTAGCCGCAAATGCCTCAATGTAGATGTTCTTGAGTTCATCAACTGTTGTAGTGGCTTCTATGGCGGCAATGTAGTCAAGCATCCGATTCTCGTCAGGAGTGCCTTCTTCTTCAACCACTTTAGAGCCTGTTGTAGCGTCTAACGCATCATGCTCAACAATGTGTAGCACCGACACCCAAAGGTAGCGGGAAAGGTAGGTTTGCACAGCACCAAGGTTTTGCACTTCATGGCAACCTTTGAGGGCGGCTGAAGACATTGGGCTTGTGAAGACAATGATTTCGTCAGGCTTCTCAGTATTGACAACAATAAACTCAGCAATCTCTTTTCCAAAGCGGATGATGGAAGTAAGACCTACCTCGTTAAATATCTCAATTGCGGGGATTACGAAATCGCCTAACTCAAAATAGTTGTAGCCAGCAAACTTGTTGTGACCAGACTTCTTGAGGGCTTTTGTGTGGAACTTGGCTCTAGCCTCATTCAGTTTTTGATATACATTCATTAGTAACTCCTTTTTAAATATTCACTATGTTTAACTTGCTGTTCACCTATCCAATGACTGAGCATAACCAGATCATTCTGTATTGCGCTTATGTCTTGGATGAATCCATCATACTTGCTGTTCAAGCATTTCTTGTCTAAGGTTTTCACCGATTGTTCTATTCTCATTAGTATGGTTGAGTAGTCGTTCAAAAGTATCTCCAAATGGCTACTGCAATCATGCCAAGAACAGCAATCAATGCAAACAAAACGGGTAAGTCGTGTATGTTTGGTGCGCTGTAAAACGGCCCTTCAATAAGGTTTTCGTTCACATAATCTTTTGGGTAGGCTTCACGCAAAGAACGTGGAAACATACGGGTTGTTGGGTTGAAATCATCCATTAAGAATCTCCTGTGCAATTTCTTGTTTGCAGTCGGTATCAAGGTACTTGAACTCGACAAAGTGGTTCTCTTGGCAACAGCCAATCTTTTCTTCTTGTGGTTGCAAGCAGTAGCAACAATAGTAGACGTTAGATTCGTCTTCATAGATTGCTTGTAGTTCATCTTGTATTTTCATTTTGCCTCCAGAACTTTGATTCGTTGCTCAAGTTTGGCAACTAATGCTTCTAGGTCTTTGATGCGGTCTAACAGCATATCTTGATGTGTGTAGTCGCTCTTTCGGTATGGGGCTTCCACCCCAATGGTTTTCCTAATCATATTGACTCCTATCTGTTAAAAATATTAACTTTTCATTGCTCTCACAAATGCGGCATAACTAGCGGCTGTGTCCCCAAAGGGCAACCTTGCCAACTCGACTGCCACCTCTTCCAACACATCATTACGAATTAGTAACGGATCATTACTAACTGGTAACGAGCGTAGATTCTCTGTCAAATCCCT